GACAGTTTTGTCTTTCTCTTGTGTACCTTGTAGTCTTTGCTTTTTCAACTGAAGATCGGCAATACCGGTTGATACGTCTGCAAACGTTTTGATCAATGAGTTAAGAACTTCGTATGCTTTTGGGTGTTGAGACTGTTGAGCAATTGCAATCATATCCTCAACGGCAGCTTGACTTTTAACAACGGCATCATAGAGATTCTCTCTTGCAAAACCAAGATCATCATCCTTTTGCTGGTCGATAACAGCTGGCACATTTGCCTGCTCTTCTTCCTTGTATACAGTAAGAGGAGTAAGCCCAAGCGCTTTATCAATATCAGACATTATACATTATCCTCAGTAAAATCAATCAAGAACCCATAGCTTTCGTTGTCAAAGATTGTGTCAGGTTCCGACAGGCCTGTTGGTCGATTGTTCGAAGTTGGATCACCATACCAGCTAACGGCGGTGCCATTTGAGTATTGGCCCGGTGTAATTTGAATGACGGCCGTATTACTTATAGCCGTATTCGGTATAGTGGCATTACCTCTCTCTGGCACTCTGATGTCGACATCAATTTGCTTGATGATCTTAGACTCTCTTGTTGGGCCGAACAGATACCCTTTGATCGTAAACGTAAGAGTGTGAATCAATGCTCTGCGAATCGTAAAGTCACCTTCGTACGTATCTTCAGTCGTGATGTCATTAAGAATGATTGGAACATCGTACGTCCCATCAATATCAGGTACAAGATTAACCGTAGCGGTCCACTCGGGTGTAAAGTAGGGAAGAATCTGCTCGATGATCTTTGTACCATCTTCGGCATTCTTAACCATTACACTTAGCTGGAACGTAAAGTCATAGGGAACGGGACTATATTGATAGCTCTGCTGGCCTGAATCCGTTGTGTATGTCTTGTGCTTTTTATTGATAGTGTTCAACTTACGCTCTGGCGCGTAGTTCATTGTTACTATCTCAAACGACATTCTTGGAAGTGTGATTGCCGTTGGCTGGTCTAGCCCCGTATCCATATTGACTCTGGCAAGGAACTTTTCCTTTGGACCATACGACAATGGAATCCGAAGAGTCTGAATAGTAGCTCCGGCCGAATTTTCTCTGTTGATATAGATGTCGTTGAATAGCGTTCCAAACAGAACAACATATTTACGAATCGTGCCATGTGCCCACGTTTGTCCGAACATTATACAACTCCTTCACTGAACGGATCGATCTCACTGAAGTCAAAGATATCGTCTGCTGTCGCTTCTGTTTGTAGCTCAAGATTGTCTGAACCATAGTCTTGAGTTTGTGTATCGAGACTGTAGTCGCCACGTACAAGAGGATAACCATCTTGATCTGTAAGGACATAGCCATCCTGAGTCTCGAGAGCAAACGCAGCCATGTCAATCGAATAGTTTGCTTCGATAGCATCGATTCCAGCAATACCCGTTGACAATCTCTCGCCCGAATATTCATAGGTTTCACAAACGAGATCAAATACCTGAAATCCGCCAAGCTGATAGAAGATTGATCTATCGTTGACGTACTTGACTTGATACAGCTGAGGTCTTTCGGGGTTGAGCTCAAAGTAGATAAGGTCACCTTCTTTTGGCTCATTCATGGATGCGTAGGCACCGACTTCATTATCGAACGTAGACTTTGCGATTGAGAATGTAACCTGGTCTCTTATTTCAAGCCCAAACTTAGAAAGGAAGATACCATCACCTTCGAAACCATCCACTGACTTGATATACATTTCAACAAAGTATGATGATTCGTATGTAGAGGTTTCATCCTCACCGTAGATCTCATCGAGGTCATTGACGGTCCTTGGGCAATAGAACACATCATTACCATAGATCTTGATAGATTCAACTACCAGATCATTGATAAGCCCTTGTTCGTTGGAAGCACCAAAGTTGTTGAAGTATAGTGAAGTAGACATATCATCCAATCATATCTAGTGCCGGAAGTGAGTACGATGAGATCATCTCTTCTTCCATTCTAGCTATTTCCTGTGCGGCATCATCCATGATCTTATCGCCGTTGAACGTAAGACCACCTGGAAGCTGCATTCCAGAGAACTTGGTTAGGTTTGCACCCCACTGATATTTGATCTTTGCAGTAGCATAGTTGAGCAGCCACCTGTCACCATATGCATCGGTATATGTTTCTGGATCAACGACACTATATGCTTCGACAAGCAGGTATTCGCCAACATTGAGCGTCGACCACTTCATGTCGATATACAGTTTGTCTGTGTGGCGGTTGAATCTGATTGGCTGCTTACCAACGATCAACTCGTTAACAAGCGCAAGATGTTCCATCGTCATATAGAATGGAATCATCGATACAGATGTCAGCGTATACAGATCGTTCAATGCGATCTGATAGCGAATGTTGAATAGATCATCTGAAGATACAGCAGGATCGGCAATCGAAAAGATCGATACAGCACCGATGATATTTTCTGGCAACGTGATATATTCGTTGTCAATATCATTCTGGGTGATTACATGTTTGTAGTAAGTTCTTTCTGCGCCATCGAAGTGGTAATCCCAGTAATACCTAATAGCTTCATCAATGCGATCCTCGACTTGGTCGTCGTCAACATTGATCTCGATTACCGGTTTACCTAGTTTACGAAGGCAGTACTCTTTGAACTCAGCTCGTGTAGTAGGTACAGCCATGATTTTCCATTCCTAGGTTTCTACTTTATTTATGTATTTATGATAAAGCATACCTAGCCGAATGAACGCCAATTGGATACGGGTTGCAACCCCATTGATCTTGCTGATGGTTGTCTGAAAGTTAGTAGAAAATCTCCTGCTAAAGATATTCTACTCGTCTCAATAGACCCAGTGGGCCTAGGGTTGATACATTCAACTGCGTGCTGTAGTTTAGCAGGAAATATAATTAGTGCCCCCTCTTCTGGAGGAAATACTACAGAATGGCAATTATATTCGTTGTAACTATTAATTGGTGGGTGATCTTTATTAAAAAGAAACATTCCATTAGTTAGATCATTTAATCTATTAGCTGGAGGAATAAAATGAAGTGGGTGTTGCTTGTCCTCCGGAATATTAACATAGTATACAAATGATAGATGTGCGTCAGCATGATCATGTTGATTAACACTAAAATCACTAAACCACGTTTTAACTATCCACGGCTCCCACATATCTTTTGAGCCAACTAGTGTTTCAACGTAGTCATTAGCTTGACTACTAACAAATTTAAAAAAGTCTTCGAACTTAGGATTATGGTGGAGATCGACGTGTCCCGATGCTTCACCGGTAACACCATCCTCTCTTAGATATTTTTGTACTTCTTCAAAGAAAATAGATTTAAACTGTTCGTGATTATTATATGTTTCACTTCCTATTAATGTAGGAAATATATCAAATTTTTTCATTATAAAAATTAAACCTCGAGGTGAAATGTTACATATGTAATGCTATTATCTGGGCTGAGTGATTCAGTCTCAGAAACTTGAATAATGGATCCGTCATTGATTCGAATCTTCATCCACTGATACATACTTGAGTTCTTAAATGTTAAGACTTTATATCTTGATAATCCGTGGGTTTGGTAGAAGGCTCTACGAGACACAGCAGCTTCAGCTGTATGAATTGCATTACGTGAACCGTTACCATCTGGCGCGCTGAGATACCAATGTCCTCTGAACGTAATACCGTCTTCTTCGATAAACCCCCCACAAAACTCCATAATTATACCATCGTAAATCCCTTTATACAAAAATACTTCTTCATTAGGTTCTTTTAGTGGCCATGAACCGTCAAAAGCCGAATCAATCTGGGATCTATAGTATGCTTTTTTCTCATCGAACGATAGCTCGTTAGGCACTTGGCTAAAAAAGTTTAGATCGAGCCTTGATTCGGCTGCAGCAAACACTGTATCAAATTCTGTAAAGTCAGCGAAAGAAGTTATCTGTTCATGTACTACGGCCATTATGCAACCCTCTTCTTAGCTATCATATTCGCTACTGTATTTAACCATCCTTCACCAGACGTATCACCTGGATTATTATGATGCCATATATGTTTATGCTCACCCCCAGTAAATATACTATAAAGCAATCCCCGGTCAACCGGCCCATTTTCATCGTGGTTTAACGTTGCATACGATGCTGCCCATTGAGAGGCTGATGCTGGAATAAAATATCCAAAGAAGAAAAGTTCAACCGATACAAACAAAAGTAGGTATGGGATGGCAAGTAGTACAAAATGATTGCGGTGGAAAAATAAAGCAATCTTATT